AATGTATTTTTACTTTCATAAATTGCCTGATTAACTTTTTTATCAGCTGCAGTTGTAGCATTATTGTTAGCAACAACTAACCATTCTTCATTTTTAGTTTGAACATTATTAAAATCTGAAACATCAGAATTGTAATTTAAACCTTTTGCTAAGTTTACAATATCATTAGATTCTTGAGCTATAGCAGATAATTCTTTTTGCTCTTCTTTATTATGCCAATCTGTTAAAGCTTTAGTTGCTTTTTGAGTATTAAGTTCTTTTTGTCTTAACCTATTATTGTTAATGTTAGCTAATGCATTTAAATCTATTGCCATTTATCCTCCTCCACCTTCATAACCTGGTATTTCCAAATCTTCAGGAATTTCATAGCCCTCATTAATTATTTGATTATAAGCAGCTTCACCGCCTGGAACAAAATTCATGCTATTACCACTATCACCAAATAAACTTGATATAGCAGTAGCTGTATCAAGGTCTGAAAGTTGACCAAACAAACTATCTAATGGATTTGGTTGATTTGCTGTATTCATATAGTCTGCTTGAGCGCCAGTAGTCATATAATCACCATAGCTTTTTAATGCATCCATACCTAGGCCTGCATAACCTTGTCCTATAGAAGAAAGCTCTTTATAATCACTCATAAGATTTTTAGTAAAACTATCTTTTATAATATCAGCAGCAGTACCCATGCCATAAGAAGTCATATTAACTCCTTTAGACATTAAATCTTCTGAACCTTTTTGTGCTGTCATAAAAGCAGTATCTATTGAAGTTTGTTTAGCGTCTCTAAAAGCTCCGCCTCCTGGCTGAAAATAGTTAGCAATACTAAACATATCTTCTGATGTATCTAAAAATTTACCTGCTGTCTCTTCAATAATTTTCATCATTTCAGCATTAGCTTTGTTAGCTTTGTCTTGAGACATTGCGTCTGAAACAAACCCACCTATTTGGCCTATTGCATAAAGTGTTGCTGGGTCCATCTATCTATCCTCCTTTAATATAGAATAAAACTTCTTGTAATTTAATGTATATATATTTAATTTCATAATTATTTATTTTTTTACATTTACAACCCTGCACTACTATCAAGAATAAACTCTACTGTAGCTACTGTATCATTTGCTTTGACAGTAGGGGTAAATGATATTGCTAATATTTGTCCTGCACTAAATTGGTTATCATTGCCACTAGGTCCTCCAACAAATGCAAATTTATATGGAGTATCATCTGTAGTCATATCTACTGTTATTGATTCACTTGCTGTATTGCTTGGAACTTCTACACCTGCAGATGATTTATGTAAACCTACAACAGTAGAACCACATGCTGCTTCACTTCTAAATACAACTTGATTTAAATATCCGTCATATGGAGCAACAAAACATATAAATTCAATATTAGAAGACGATGTAGTTCTTTCAAAAACATAACCATTAAGAGGTATAAAAACTCTTGTACCCGCAGTAGAACCATAATTAAATCCTGCATTCATTATATGCCTAAACTCTGTAGTTTCTGCTAATATTTTATCTTTTATTGCTGCTGAAGACATTAAATGGTCATCAACATCATTAAATTCACCTGCAAGGTCAATATCATCTACTACATGCCCACCAATACTATAACCACCTGATGGATTAAATACACCAGCTGTAGTTAAACTTGCAGCAGTAGCATATGAATTAACACTACTACCTGAACTGCCAGGAGTTGAACATTGAAAAAATATTGCACCACCATTAGCACTACCTGTACTTTGTCCTGATTGAATATACAAACGATTACCTACAACATTTACTCCTGAAGAGGCTCCTACACTAATATATTTTGCTGCTGCTATAGCATTTGTCATAAAAGATAAATTTCCAGTTACTTGAACATTTTCACTAGTGTCCATTTGCATTGTTACAGTTCCATCAGAGTTTCTAATATTATTATCACCTACTCTTAGGCTACCATTAACTGAAACATTACCTGTTGAGTCTGAAAGAGTTATAGCAGTAGTTCCATCAGATGCTTCAATTACATTACCACCAACTTTTATATTTCCACCTGAATTTATATCACTTGCTGAAGTTACTAATCCATCTAAATCTACAAGAAATTTGTTTGTTCCACTATTTTGAAGTTTAATAAAATTAGTACTATCCCAACCTCCTAAATTAGTAGCAGTTATATTTGCTTTAATAGTAGCATAATTTTGCAAGTCTTCTGCAGCACTACTATCATTTAAAGTTTGAGTTATATCTAATACTTTATTATCTGAGCCTGCACCAGCTAAACTAGGAGCTGTAAGAGTAAGACCTGTAAATTCAACAGCATTTGTACTTTCTACATCTTGATTCATAGCATAAACTTCAGTAGCACCTTGACCTGTATTTATTGTTGCACATGAAATAGCACCTGTAGTAGTAAATCCTGCTGCAGTTATAGTTCCACTTGTTGTATCATCAGCGTCATTCTTTAAAAATGCATCATCAACATTAAAGGTTGTTCCTGCTAAAGTTAAATTAGTTCCGCCACTATAAGTTGTATTAGTGTCTGATACTGTATTAGTAATAGTAACTGTTCCGTCTGCTGTAGTTTCACAAGTGATGCCTGTTCCTGCAGCAAACATTAAATCATCTCCTTGAGATATAGTAGTTGCATTAGAATCGGTAGTTGCAGAAACTGTAAAAGTAGTTAATTGATTAGTGTTTGTATCAGTAACAGCCAAAGCGCCATTATTAGTTATAGCAATATCATTACCAGCATCATCAGTAAAGTATAAATTATTTGGTGAATCATTATGCACCCATAATTGTCCTAAAGAAGCTGTATCTCCTAAAGCATCTGCTCTTTCTAATAAATAGATAGCACTATCACTTCTCATATAAGATGTACTTCTAATAGTTCCATTAACATCAAAAGTAAAGCCAGGAGACGTATCCATAATACCCACTCTATTAGTAGCAAAATCAACAGTTAATACATCTGCATTACTATAATCACCACTTCCTGTTAGGTCATCACCTCTAAATCTTAATGTATTAACAGAGCCTGCTCCAGCATCATCCATAAACTCTATATATGCATGTTCACCACTTACACCTATATACATTTTATCTGCACCAGCATCATCACTTAAAGATAGTTGAGGATAAGATTCTCTATAAGCAAATATAGTTCCTGTAGATTTTAAAGGCCCAGTAAACGTACACATGTCGCTTGTTTGGTTGCCTATAGTAAAGTTTGAGCCTATATCTGTGTTTAATAAACCAATTATATCTGCAGTAGTTTGGTCAGCAGTAGCACCTGTTTCTACACCTAACATAGTTAACACATTAGCAGGAGTTATTTCTTCTATTATACCTGCACCTGATGAATCTCTACCTAATATTCTATTTGTAGCACTTACATTTTGTATTTTAGCATAAGTTACTTGGTCATCTGCTATATGTGCAGTATCAATACTACCATCTACATAATGCTCACTATTAATAACATCATCACCTATATTCGTTCCATCTATTGCATCTGCACCTATATAATCGTGTGCTATTGCAGTACCTTCCCAAACTCCTGTACCTATTGTTCCTACACTTGTAAGTGAGGAAGCTGTAACTCCACTACCTAATGTATTATTACTTAATACTGATGTCCCTGCAATTTTATATATGTGACCACTTGTAAGATTAATATCAACATCTGGAGTCATTGTACTTGAAGTTAATTTAAACTTTTCAGTTCCTGCTACATCCATTGTAAAAAAATTAGAAGCATGGTCATATTCTATTCTACCTGCTTTATAATTTGCATCATCACCAAATCCTAATACTCCTACATTATCAGCGTCACCTGTTATAGCTATTTCAGGTGCAGAAGTGTGAAATACATCTAAATGTGTTGCAGGACTTGTAGTACCTATCCCTACATTACCTAATGAAGTTAAAGCCATTCCTACAATTGGAGAATTACCATTATCAACTATAAAGTTCATATTACCAACATTAGTTCCACCATTTGTAACAGCTATTCTAGCATCGTGTGTACCTGCTCTAAAATCTATAGCTGCATATGTATTTGCATCTGTACTTAAATTATTAATAAGTATACCTGCTCTTACATTACTTAAGTCGCCTAAATTATTATCTGTATCTGCATTTGTTGTTGCAATATGTAGTGGTGCTATTGGACTTGTAGTTCCTATACCTACATTACCATCACCATCTACATTTAATCTTGCAGTATTATCTAATTTTAATTCAAAACTATCATCGCCTATTGTAATTTGATTATAAGAACTATCATTATATTGTCTACGAAGTATTAAATCTTCATTAAAAGAACTAATAAGTCCTGTATCTACTGCAATATCTTGATTAAAATAAAAAGCACTTCTATCGGTAACAAAATGAGCCCAAGTTGCATTATATGCACCAAGTCTAAGATAACCATCATTACTATTTATTTGTAAAATTTCGCTTGCATAACCGTCAGTTCTACCAATCCTTACTGTATCAGCATCGCCTGGGTCACTTGAAATACCTGTTAAATCTATAGAGCTACTAAATGTTTTAGCTCCTGCTACTGTTTCATCACCTGTTAATCCTACTGCACCTAAATTACTTCTAGCATCTGAAGCACTACTTGCGCCAGTACCACCATCAGCCACAGGAACATCTGTTCCTCCTGCTCTATAAATTATATTACCCTCTATATTAACATCACCAGCTGAAGCTCTTGTTAATGTAGTATCAGCATTTCCTAAATGTATTCCAGTGCTTAAATTAGCAATAGCATAAGTTAATTGTCCGCTACTAGGATTGTATGTAAAACCTGTATCAACATTTGTTGCTTGATTAGAAGTTGTATCATCAACATAAGTTATATAGTGAGTAGCATTTTCACTGCTGTTTTCAGTCACAGCAACATTAGCAGCATTAGTAGCATTAGTAGCAGTACCTGTAGTATCTTGGTTAAGTGTAGGTATATTTGAAGCATTTATTGTACCTGCACTTGCTCCTGTCCAATCTATATGTTCATTAGCTACAAAATTATTTAAACTATCATGGTCTATTTCTCCAGGAACAGCAACAGCAGTAATTGTATTGCCACTATTTGTAATTCCTACACCAGTACCTCCTAATAAAGAAAAATCAGCAGAACCAGAAGTATCAGAAGCCTCACTACCTCCATCTCCTGAATCAGTTACTATTGATACACTTGTTATGTCACCTGTATTAGTTGTATAGTTATAATCTTCTATTTTATTTTTTATTGCAAGTGCAGTCATTAAGTGGTCGTCAGCATCTGATACTTCTGAAGTAATATCAATATCATTCATTGTATGTCCACCTAGAACTATTCCAGAATCAAATGTTGCATTACCTGTAATGTTAGTAGTACCTGTTACTTTTAATTTATAACCACCTGCACCTGTACTACCTATTGCTACATCAGAATCAGAATTATTAAAGTAAGTATCATTACTGCCTTCTGCTGACAATCTTATGTTAGTAGTATTACTTGTTCCATCGTATAAATATAATGCACTTGTAGTATCTGAACTTTGTAATCTCATAATAGGTTGGTATGTGTTTCCGTCTCCTGTATTTTCACTCCCTCTTGCCCAATCAAAGTAAGCACCCCATCTATTTGTATAAAAAGTAGTTTTCATACTACCACCATCATTAACAATAATATTTAGCCCATTGTCACCTGTAGAACCTAATCTTAAACAATTTTGCCAATCAGAACCACTTGGAACATAAGCACCTGAACCAGGATGAGAACCATCACTTGCAGTTATTTGTAGATGTCCTGTCATATCTCCACCTGCTAATGGTAATGCTGCATTTGCAGTAGTAGTTGTTGAGGTTAAAACGCTATCTCTTGATGCTATATCTACGCCATCAACAGTTCCACTTAAAGTTAAGTTACCTGAAGTGTCAAGTTTCATTTTTTGAGTATTAGCAATTTTCCATTCATAACCAAATAATCCTGAGCTATAAGTAGCATCCCACCCTACATATTGAGTATCATCATCTATATAATATTTACTTCTAATATTATTAGTGCCCTCACCTGCATACAATATATATGCTATTTCGTGGTCATTTGTAGAACTTGATAATTGTATTGCTTTGTCAGGAGTTGTTCCAAAAGATGCAGTAACATCATCTCCAACGTGTAATAAATGGTTAGGGCTTGTATTACCTATACCTACTTTACCTGTTGTATCAACAGTTACTAAATCAGTAGTTCCTAATACTGCTCCATTATAACTTGAGCCATTATAAGCTAATCTAAAAGTATTACTACTATCGTCAATACCTAAAGCATAAGAATAATTTTCTGTACTATCTCCAAACCTTATAAACGTATCTGCACTACCACCATCTAAAGCAGTTTCAAGTTGCAATACAGGTTGTGTAGCAGATGAGGATTTAATGTGTAAATTACTATCAGGACTATCAGTACCTATACCAACTCTATCAGTAGAAGCATCAACATAAAGTAAGTTAGTAGTATTTTCTCCATCTACTTGAAAATCAACATTGTTTTGTAGTGAATTAAAAGCTATTGTATCTCCACTTTCTGCTTCACTTGCAATACCTCCTGTAGAGTATGTTGTAAATACATTATTAGCCTCAGCTCCTAATACTTTATCAACTTCAACATCACCTATGTTAATAATATTATTGTTGTTAAAATTAAAAGTTCCAGCACTACTTATACTTAATCTTGATGTATCGCTTGCAGTAACATCTCTAATATCGAATCCATTACTTCTTACTGCTACTTGAAATCTTCTTTCTGTATTTTTTAATTCTATATGTGAGCCATTCGTATTTGCAGTATTTTGTACAGTAATTCCATTCCACCCACCATGCTCTACTTTTACAGGTCCACCAAATGTAGCAGTATCGCTTGTTTGATTACCTATATCGTAATTACCACCTAAATCACCACTTAAAGCAGATAATACATTAGTTGCATCGGTAACATCTGCACTTGCCTCAATACCATCTAACTTTGTTCCATCTGTTTGTAAATCCCTACCATCTACTGTTCCTGATAGTGTTATATTCCCTGTAAATACTGCATCTCCATTATTTTCTATTCTAAATAATTCAGTAGTAGTAGAATCTGTTCCAGCCTTTAATACTTCAAATTGTCCTGTTGTATTATTATTACCATCTACTATTAAGGCAACATTTGTTATACTACTTACTAATGTTTGATTTTCAGGACCACCTGGACCACCTGAATCATCATCAAATTCTATAAAGTTATAAGTACCTGATGTATCACTCTTAATTTTATTATCTGCATCTAATATAATATGCCCACTAAATGTAGTATTAGAACTAAATGTTTTTGCACCTGCGATTGTTTCTGTACCTGTTAGTCCTACTTTAGTT